ATAGTTTAAATTTAAATTTTCTTCGTTTGACCATCTAACTCTTGCTTTAAATGGGAACATATATAATGAACCTGTTAACCAATTATCAACAAATGAATAATTACCTACCCCCTCACAGAATATTTTTGCCACCAATTTTCTTCTGGCATATTCTCCAATGGCAACAATATTACTACCCCAATTTTTAAAATCAGCTGCCGGTATAATTGTAAAAATACCAAACCTAAATTCCGAGAAACCACTTTTTGTATTTAAGTCTGATTGACAACTATTACACGGATTTGAACCCGATATTTCATTTACGATAACTTGACCTACAGGAATTTTTCCAGGGTATGATGTACATCCTGTCCCAATATAATATGTCATTCCACTATATGGTACCGTAGTACCTGTTTCACAATATGTTCCTTTAACAATAGATTCATTGTACACAGTATTATATGATTTGCATCCTTCGGGTAACGTATCCGTATCTAATCCCGTTCCTGTTGTTGACCCGGTTAATGGTAAACTAGCACTATAGATATCGTAGGTTATACCTGACCAAACATAATCTACGGGAGAATTGCCTCCTGTGTCCCACAATGCCAATCTTGGGGTGTTTGAATCTATATGTTCGTATCCGCTAAATCCACCGGACACACAGGTATAACCCGAAATACTTAGTTGTCGACTGGTGTTGATTGGAATAGTTGATATTAATGATATGTCCGTTGGAGTAGCCGAACTATACGGAAGGTATCCAGTTAATTTAATGTAATAAGTTTGTGGATTTGATAACAAAAAATTATTACTAATAGTTGATAAACTTTGAGCATATGGTCCTACAGGTGTATATGACGAGAGACCCCCATCAAGATAAATTTCATTTTCTCCTGTGTCATTATCACATGTATTTGGGTAAACCGTAACCGGAGTTGAACTTGTACAACCACTAATATAATTAGCACTACCATTTCCGGTACCAGTGACGGTTACTCCTCCTTTTCTAGCACATATTGTTGAGATTGTCGAACCGCTATTAGATACTATTGTTGTATATGTGTTTGAATCACAATCATAATAATTAAATAAGGTGGTACCTGAGTTCGATGGTGGATTTAATTCATATGAATCACACTCCAAATTTAAAGTTAATTTATCTCTAACGGCAATACCACTACCAACTTTATTATATAATAATTCCGGGTCATCGGTAATTAGTGGTGATGATGATGAATCATCCAAAACTTCATCACATGATTCGCAATCAGGGTATGTAACAATACTTAACTGAACCCTACCTAATCTTTGTAGAGGTTCAATCACTGCACTATCTAAAAAATCAAATGGTTTCCAATCAAAAATTATTTTACCTGCAATTTTAATTCGTAATCTAAAATTATTATACATCCAATTAAATGGATATATTAAAACCTGTAATGTAGCAATAAATGCTGTATATATTACCCTCTCGAATACATTTATAATAATTGCTAATAAAATTCCAAATGAAAATCTTCTAAATGCAAAATTTGTTGGTGGTGTTAATACACTACTTTCACAATCTTCATCGGCTTTTGGTGAAATTTCTTTTATTCCTAAAAAATTATCTCTTTTACCTTTATACTGTCCACCCATATAGGATGAAACACCATATACTTTATTGTATGTAAATCTAAAGAAATAATCTTCGGGAAAATAACTACCAAATACGTTATTAAAAATAACAAGATTTGATGTTATACTTATTGCATCTTCTGGATAATCGGTCCAATCCGTTGAGAATGCATATGATTTATCAATATCGTTTCCATATTCTCTAATATTTGGGACTAAATAACTGGCAACGCTTCTTACCCTACCTAATGTTTCATTTTTACCTGAAATTCTAAATCTATAACAAGATGATGTTGGGATGCCTTTATTTGGGTCGTTTGTAATTTCATTCTCACCAAATTCATTTGTAAATACGTAATCCATATTCATGGGTAACGGTAAAACAAATGAACCCGATTCATCAATATCTTCTTGAATTTCAAAACTCTCCAATATAGGTCTATTATTTTCATCTTTATTTGTTGTAAACCTAATTATTTCAATTACCCCAGGATATGATATTAAATCACATTTTCTACCCATATCACCTCTAGGTCTACATGTTTTACTTACCGTATTTTTATCTTGGTCTGAATATATTGAACCTAAGAAATATGCTTTAGGTTCAATTTTTACTCCTTTATTTGAAAGGTCAAAATCCGTTCTTGTTAAACCAATCTCACATAAATCTTCATTACCCCAAAACGGATAAACTTCAATATTTTTATCAAATGATATTATCTGAGGTAATGCATCAATATCGTTTGACGATTTAAATTTATATGAATTTTTAAAACTATCAACACCTCTACCTTGTCTAATGAAATCATCAGGTCTTAATGAAAAACATCCAATATCTGATAAATCCACATCAACATGTATTGTTTGTTGTCCAAGTGGTACTCCCCAAATCATAAAGTCACCAGCACCGTTTGTTTTCACCGTATACTTGTAATATTTTTCATAAACCTCAAGAACCTCTTCTCTTGTTAAAATATCCAATTGGTCGGGAAATGTTCCGGTCGGCTCGTGTCCACCGTGTTGTTGTCTACTTGGTAGTAGGTTATATCTATATCCCGCATCGTCTTTATCCCCAACCTGAGAAAAAGGATACAATTTTGATATAACTGGGTCATTTAAATCTTCTTCGGAAACGGGAATAAAAATAGAAACTTTGGCGTTCGGTATACCAAATCCATTATTTACGGATATCCTACCGCAAACAACACCATAATCCGAACACATAGATGAATATATGTCAGTTTGCGTAAATTTTAACGAAAGTATTTCAAGTAAGTCGTAGTCTTGTTTAAGTTCTACAACCACTTTTTGGTCTTTACCTATATTTGTGGAAATTCTATGTTTTTGCATTATTTACTTTGTCTCTATATAAATAGAAATTTATCTGTTTTCTATATAATAAAGAAAAAATAATTTAGAATGTAGTCGTTCCTAAAGTTTTAACCCTAATTTTTACATCTATATTAGGAAATCTGATTTGAAATATCTGATTTGATTTCATATAAATTGTGCTATCGTACTGTTGTATTTCTTTGGTAACTGAATTAGCATAAGATTGAGCAACCTCGGCAGATGAGTAATCACCACCAATTAAATTATATACTCTAATATCAATGACGTTAACGACACCAGTAACCGCACCAATCATTCTATATAAATCACCCACTAATAGTGGGTCACCCATTTTTCTTTTTTCGATTGCAAAATAACTAACGATATCCTCAACTGACGTTTTTACAATTTCGGTTTGGTTACCATTTTTATCAATCACTAAATCAATCTCCAATCCCATATCAATAACTTCACCGCTTTGGATTTCAAGAAAGTCATTTACCATTCTATATTCAGAAAGATAATCTAAAATATTATTTTTTAATGTTGTAGAAACAGTATCGGTTAAATTACCATTCTCATCATAGGATAATAGTTTTATTTTAACCTTATTATCTTCTTCCATCACATTAACTTTAGCCGGAGCACCGAATGTCGATGGCATTGTTTCAATCAATGATTTATAGTCATTTAATGTTACTGCTCTATTTTGAGCCGAAAAATTATACCCTACCATGTTTCTTATTTCTTCAATAGTAGGTTGGTCAGCTCCACCGATGGCCGGCGTTACATTCGTAACTACCAATGATTGTGAAACTTGAGAGTTTATTGATGAATTAGGTCCTAAAATGTTAAAATCAACATTATCAACACTAGTGATAACATCAACACCCAAATTCGTATCTTTACCACCACCAAGTCTATATTTTATGAATAGAGTGGTATTTGCTTTTGGTAAATTTCCTAATGATAAATTATTTAAATAATTACCAAGAGTAGGTTTCATGTTACCCGTAATATAGTTATCCATATTATCTAATGGGTCAACATTACCTGAACCAAATGTTAATGAGAAATAATTTTCTGGTGTATATTCAGTTACAAATTTATTTACGACATCAATATAAGTTCCAGCCTTTAAATTGTCTTTATCGGATACCGATGTTGAGTTCGGTATAAATATCTTATCTTGTATTAATGATTTTACCTCATACCATTTGTTCGTGGTTGCACTTAAAAATTCAGATTCACTAGGATTGTTTAAGAAATTGGTCCCATCTTTATGAATTATATTTGTAATCCCTAATACATTTTGTTCGGGTAAATAAATTTTTAAAAATGGTTTTTGGTCAACTTCAGTAATAACTTTTCTAAAAATTCTTGTAACACCATTAACCACCGCTTCTCTTTTTATAATTGAATATGAGATTAATCTATTATTACCGTCAAAGTTTGGTATTTTTAATCTATTGGGTTCTCCTCTTTTATTAAATGGGTTTGAAAAATCTATCTCATCTATTGTTTCAAATATTTGTCCTCCGCCCGATACTTGTGCTCCAGATTTTATTGTTCCCAAATATCTTTCGTCTTCTTTATCCCCTCTAACGGGTACATTAATTGTGAAATCACATAATGCAACTGATGGTCTATTTCCTGGTAATCTAATACCATATGTTTTTGCAATATGAAAAAGAGATTGTCTTTGTTGAGCAAAATCTAACATTGTTTCTTGCCAAACCCTATCAATATGAAAATGTAAGTTATCGGCAACTGCTGCGTTTAAATCTAAAAGAACTGAATAGATTGATGCGTCGTTGGTGTTTTTAACCAAATCCGGATAGTATTGTTTAGTTAGATTTACTAACTCTTGTCTTAGCCCCGAGAAGTCTCTAGTTGCGTACGATATTTTTTTACTCATGTTATATGTTAATAATTATAAAATCAGACGAAGTGAATGGTTCGTTATTTATGTCGTAATCTATTCTTACTTTAGCGGTATAAGGTTTTGTGGAATAACTTGAAACTCTAAA